TTTAAATACAGGTAAGGGTAGTACTGCTCAGCTTGCCAAGATTCATGCTATGTGCAGGGAGATAGCAAATGAGATAGGCTACACCTTTGAAGAAACTAAACTACAAGTAAAAAGAAAAGCCGGGCTATGTATTACTAAAAATGGTACAGAGTACTGCAAATCCTTTAGCAAGTGTGATAGCTCAGAGCTTAGCCTTGTTATACAGGCTTGTATTGAGATTGGAGATTTTAATGGAATGCAATTAAGATAGTGCGCTCCGCATAGCTTGGTCAATCTCAGCCATCTTTTTAAATGCTGCATCTTTATCTCCTTCCAGGATTAGCTTGAGTGATTCTTTAAGTTCTTCTTTAGAAACTTTCATCTCAACTTCCTTATGAAGCTTTTGATCAATAGCATTATACTTGAACATCTGATGCAAAGCAAAGATTGTATACATATGAGTCTCTAGAGGAGAGAGTTCTGGTTCTTTACCACCAATGATCTCCTCAAATTTTCTAAAAGTATCAGGAATTGTCTTAGGGTCCTCAACAAGCTCAGTAATAAAATACATGAGCAGATTTTCTAATCCCATGATAAAGCTAGTATTGACTTTTAGATTCTCAATATTTTTTGAGAAGTCATATGTAATTGTCTTATTATCTTCCGCCATGACTAAGTATTTACTCAAAGATACCACTTTATGATTAACATTCAAGATAAGAAAGATCACTACGTGTCTTTATTTGAAGACACTGATTGGACTTTCATACATGAATACTTGCAGTCTTCTAAGTTTGATGATATTATTGTCAAGCTTGTAGAGCAAGTAGAGCAGGGTAACCGTTTTACCCCTAAGTACAAGGATATGTTTAACTCATTCCTTGCATGTCCATATAAAGATGTAAACGTTATCTTTGTTGGACAGGATCCATACCCTCAGTTAGATGTAGCTGATGGTATTTCTTTCAGTTGTTCTAAGACTAACAAAGAACAACCCTCACTGAGATACATATTCAATGAGCTGCAAAGACAGTATCCTAATGCTACACGAGATTGTGATTTAAGCAGATGGTCTAAGCAAGGGGTGTTAATGTTAAATACAGCTCTTACTGTCCAAGTAGGAAAGATTGGATCACACTATAGTATTTGGCGTGACTTCAGTCATTATCTCTGCAAAGAGTTAAACAAACGGAGTGATTTAATTACAGTTCTTCTTGGTAAGAAAGCTGAAGAGTTTGAAATTATCTTAAAAGATACACAGATTTTAAAAGTTCCACATCCTGCAGCAGCTGCATATAAAGGTGGTGTATGGGACTCTAAGAATTTGTTTATAAGAATAAATGAAATGTTAGAAGCACAGAATAAATCTACTATCCAATGGTAAAACATGAAGAAGCTATTGACATTGTTGATAAGTTCACAAAAGATCTACATGATTTTGTTGACGACATTAATAAGAAGTATGGATACTCTATAACTTTAGCTCTAAAGAATAAAGATATAGGACCAAAGGTTCTTAGTCTTCCAGATCTTCATAGAATTATTATTGAGGTAGCTGTAGAGCAACATCCTTATGTATTAAAGGACATGAGCTTCAAGACTAGAAAAGAGCCAGCTATAACATATCAGCATTACTTTACTCACATTGCATTTTATAAGCTGAGGTATAGTAAAACTGATATTGGTTTATATCTTAATAAGAAGACGCATCATACCATTCTTCATTCAATCCGAAGATGTGAACAGTATCTACAGGTTGATAAGAAGTTTATTGGTATCTATAACTTAATTCTAAGAAAAATAGAAAACTATGTGGGAACTATTCCGGAAGATGGATCGCTTAAATCTGAGTCCAAATCAATGTCTTCTACTCTTTAGCATACATAATAAGGTAACTCCTTCTGTATATACTGAGTTTGATTTAGATGCTTTAAGAAAACAAGGATATCTAAAAGATAATAAAATCACAGCAGAGGGCTCAAAGGTTATCAATGAGTTAGATAATTACTTTTCCATAAAGAAAAAGAAAACTACAAATGAGCTCATTGGTGTTGATGGGGTTACAGCTATCAAGCAGTATCGTGAAATATTTCCTGCAGGTAAGCTACCTAGTGGGGTACCTGCCCGTAACAATGTAAAGATCTTAACTGAAAACTTTAGATGGTTTTTTAGTGAACATGATTATACATGGACAGAGATTTTACAAGCTACTCGGATGTATGTCAATGAATACAGAGATAAAGAATATCTGTATATGCAGAATAGTCAGTACTTTATATCCAAGCAAGATAAGCATAAGGTTAAGACCTCTAAGCTAGCTGACTACTGTGATATGATTCGGGATGGTGTAACCACAGAAGAAGAACACTTTAAAGAGAAGGTAGTATGAGTAACATTGAACAGGCTTGGAATGGGCAACATACCGCATTCCAGGATGCTCTTAAGTATATGCTTAATAGGCAAACCGGTAAAGAGAAATCAATCTATACCCCATGGCCTAAGTTCAATGATGCTACTACTGATGGTTTAGAGTGGAATACACTTACTGTTATTGGCGGAAGACCAGGTGCAGGTAAAACCTTAATGAAAGATCAGATGGTTCGTGAGTCTTTCATTCTTAATCCTGAAGATAACTTTAGAGTATTAGAGTTTCAGTTTGAGATGGTTGGTAGAACCTCTGCTATCAGAGAGTTTAGTTCTATCACTGGTAAAACTTATAAAGAGTTATGTTCTGCTGGTAGTACACTAAGCAGTGATATACTTAATAAGTGTCATCAGTATGCTAAAGATAGAGTTAAGTACCCTGTAGATGTCATATCGAAGCCTATGTCTGTTAACCAGATGCGGGATCAGATTGATATGTATATGAACTATCATAAGGGTAAAAAGACAATCATTACTTTAGATCATACTATACTTGTTAAGAGAGCGCCATACCAACATAGTACATTAGATATGCTCTTTGAGCTGGGTGAGTTCTTTACTCAGTGTAAAAGAGATTACCCTTGTTTGTTTATTGCTATGTCACAGCTTAATAGGAATATAGACAATCCGGATAGAGCTGTAGATGGCAAGTATGGAAACTATATTCTTGAGTCTGACATCTTTGGTTCAGATGCTATGTTACAACATGCTGATACTCTGATTGGTATCAATAGGCCAGCTAAACAGAAGATTAGATTCTATGGCCCTGATAGATATATTATAGAAGATGACAGAACATTAGTTCTGCACTTCTTAAAAGCACGTAATGGAGATACTCGCATGAGTTTCTTCAAAGCTGCTTTTGAAAAAATGGAAATACATGAAATGGAAACACCTTTAACACAAGAAAGAAGATGAGCCCAGTAGAAAGAAAACAAAAAGTAGCAGCTCTGCGAGAAGAGCATGAAGATTACTTCCAGACTATTGGTAATATCAATGCACTATTCATTCCCAAGATGGCTTATAGACCAGTGGGTATGGATGACTTACACATTAGTTTCTTTCCCAGTGAATTACAGAAAGAAAGTGATATCTATACTGAATTTGTGAGTATAGATTATGATTCCGAGGATCCAAAAAGAACATTATATTTGCTTAAGCACAACCCTAATTGGAGCAAATATAAGATTGTCACATCCAGTTCCGGATTTGAAAGACATCTTGTTCCGGTTAAGGATCTGATAGCAATCAATGATGTTGTTACCAGGAATAAAGAGACCAATGCTTTTAATACACAGACAGCTTTGGATCTACCAAGTCCTGATGAAAGATCTATTGTAGATGTATTGATTGGTATTGAGAAAGCACTGTTGAGTATAAATGAAAAACTAAACAAGTAATGGCGCAAAGCACATTAATTATAGCCGAATCAGGCTCTGGTAAATCAACTTCTATTAGGAATCTTGATCCTAAAGAGACTTTTATTATCAACATTGCTAACAAACCGTTACCTTTTAAAGGATGGAAGAGTAAGTATACTCAGATATCTAAAGACAATCCTAAGGGTAATATGACTTCAGCTTCTAGTTCCGCAGGAATTATTAAAGCAATGAATCATGTTAATGATAATATGCCACATATCAAGAACTTAGTTATTGATGACTGGCAGTATATGAGTTCATTTGAATACTTTGATAGGGCAAATGAAAAAGGCTATGATAAATTCACTCAGATAGCTTCTAACCTGGCTCAGGTTGCTAAAATGCCAAAAGATCTGAGAGATGATTTGTATGTGTTTTTCTTAACCCATTCAGAAGATTCAACTGATGTCAATGGCCATCGTAAGGTAAAGGCAAAGACAATCGGTAAGATGATTGACAATGCTCTGACTTTAGAAGGTCTGTTTTCTATAGTCTTGTTTGGTAAAGTTATCAAGCAAGAGGACGGTACTCTAGAATATGTCTTTGAGACAGTAAACAACGGAGAGAATACCTGTAAATCACCAATGGGAATGTTTGAAGAAAACAAGATCCCAAATGATCTTCAGTATGTAAGAGATTGCATAACGAAGTTTGATGAATAATTCAATTAATTAATTATGTTTAATACAAAAGACATGTCTGCTGGGTCAGGCAAAGTAAAACCTGTAATCTCTACAGGTAACCAGGTTATCAAAATCAACTCTATAACCTTTGATCAAACTCCTTATGATAAGGATGCCTACAACATCACATTGCATGTTGAGAGCGAGCCTGTAAAGGGTGAGTTCCAAGGATTTCTTAAGGATGTGAATGACCCTAATGGCCCACGTTATGAAGGTCAAGTTGGTAGAGTAAGATTCTCTCCTTATCCCTACAAAGATGCAACTCTGCCATCAGGTAGAGAGGTTAAGCGGGATACTGAGGTTCTTAGAGCTATGGTATATCTAGGTGAAGTTCTTGGAAAGAGGGATGAACTAGATATGGTTGAAGCAGATACCATTGAAGAGTTCATGAATTCTTGTAACTCTTTGTTTAGCAACAGTGAGTTTATCAATGCATGCATTGGTGCTCGTGAATGGGAAAACAAAGAAGGTTACATCAACAATGATTTCTTCTTACCTAGAATGTCTAAAGATGGTATTCCATTGGAGGCTCTCAATGTAGAGAACTCTAGACTTCTCAAGTTTGATAAAGCTAGCCATGTTAGAGAAGCTCAAAAGAAGCAGTCTCCTGCTGCAAATAACTTTGAGCCAGCTACATCTAACACTGGTGATGACTTTGATCTCTAATATAATGGGGGCTTCGGCCCCCTTTTTATTATGCTCAATACAAAGAATCTTATTATAACCATAGAGAATGTTCCGAGCTATTGGGTATTCCAGTATTATCTAAACCTAGATGAGGAATTAACTGGTCAGGATGTAAAGATTAAATCAATCTTCAATCCGTCAGAAAGAACACCAAGTATGTGTTTGTATGTAGACAGCGCTCTTAATCCAGATGGATCAAAGAGTAATCAGTATGTCTATAAAGATTTCTCTACAGGTAAGTTCGGCAACAAGATAAACTTAGTAATGCATCTATTAAATATCAGCTTTCCAAATGCAGTTGATAAGATTATAGATGATTACAATAAAAGTGATGCAAAAGGATCCAGTAATAAACCATTTAAAGTTCAGAATAGATGGAAGGTTGATTTTGTAAAGGAGAGATCCTGGAATCAACAAGACGCTAAGTTCTGGCTACAGTTTAATATTGGTGCTACATTACTTGATAAGTATAATGTTAGAGCTCTCGA